TACAACATTGAGCGAGTCAGCCCGGCAAACTTCCTGTGGCCTGTCAGCTTTGGCGCCTCAAACTTCGACAAGGCTCCGTGGCTTGGCCGCACTGGCAAGATCAACTGGGCTGTTGGGCAGCAGCGTTGGAAGCTGGACCCCAAGAAAAAGCATAAGTACCTCGGCATCGACATCAACATGGCCCAGGACACCATCTCTACGGACATTGACAAGGACGGCGAAGGAGGAGATGAACTCATTGAGTTCGACGAGATCTTCTTCCTTGAGCAGCAGTATGACCCAGCAGCAAAGAAGTATGCTGTCATCCGGCATATGATCTTTGTCAACGGTGAGGAGGATCCAGTCGTAGACGAGCCATGGAAGGGCCAGGAACTCGTCGGCGAAGACGGTACCCTCATCGGAGCCCAGAAGTACCCAATCCGTGTCCTCACTCTGACCTATATCACCGACGAAGCGATTCCTCCGTCAGACACAGCAGTAGGTCGGTCACAGGTAGACGAGATCAATAAGGCCCGCACGCAGATGATTCTGCAGCGTGAGCACTCAATTCCTATCCGGACCTTCGATGTCAACCGCGTGGACCCCACGATTCAGTACTCCCTCATGCGTGGCACTTGGCAGGGCATGATCCCCGTCCAAGGTGTCGGCACCAACATCATTACCGAAGTCGCCCGGAGCAGCTTCCCTGTCGAGAATTTCAAGTTCGACGAGATTGCCAAGATGGACCTCTTCGAGATCTGGATGGTCGGTCAGGAGTTCTCAGGATCGAACGTCGAGACTGCCGGTGAGTCCAAGAACATCGCCGGAAATACGAACGTCCGTATTAGCCGTGCCCGAGCGAAGGTTGGGAAGTTTTTCTGCTCCGTCGCAGAGGTCCTTGGTGGCCTCATTGCAGTCTACGAAGACCCCACCTCCTTTGGTGAAGGCTTCGCTCCCGAGGTCTCAAAGACACTCGCGTATTCCATCCTTGCTGACTCTACAGTTCTTCTGGACAGTAACCAGCGCCTCCAGCGCCTCATGCAGTTCATCAACTTCACAGCGAAGTCTGGCCGGGTGGAGATTGAGTCTGTCCTCAAGGAAATTGCGACATTGTCCGGTCTAGACCCGAACGTCGTCATTATCCCGCCCGCACCCAAGCCTCCAGTCGAGCCGAACGTCTCTCTGCGTATGACGGGTAGTGAGGACATGCTCAATCCTCTCATGCTGGCATTCCTCATCAACAGCGGTCAGGCCCCAGACATCGAAACGATTGAGAAGGCGAAGATGCTCATCCAGGCGGCGGTCATGCCACCTGCGGTGCAGCCCGGCCTTATTGATCCCATGACTGGCCAACCCATGATGCCGCCGCCGGGCAGTGATCCAACAGGTGGGATGCCACCCTCCGCAGCACCCATGGCCGATATGGTCGGTCCACTACCCCAGCCAGCGCCGCCCGCTGTCGGCCAAGCAGAACCCAACTGGTCTGCGCTCGACCGAGTCAACTCCAGGGTTCTTGAGCGAGAAGGGGGACCACAGTAATGGTCCTCTGTGATAAATGCGGAACTGAACTCCACATCGGAGACTTTCCGTTTTGTGGTGGGGACCCCGTGAAGCACGTTCCCGCTGTCAGTGGTGTCATCGGTGACGACATCCCTGGCGGGATTTACATCAAGCATGGCCTTGTCAACCCTGACGGGTCCCCCCGCAAGTTCTACAGCATGACCGAAATCCGCCGTGCGGCAAACGAGGCAGGCCTCACACAAGGTGGGGATACGCCAAAACCGTATAGGGTTCCGTGGTCCGGCAGGCGAGCTGACCTCCGTGAAGATTAAGGCTCAACCCAACCGGCGCCTCGCCATCGAATTGCAGGAACTCCTTGACACTGATCTCCTTACCGCAACCAGAGTCCTCCGTGCTGTCCTCCAAGCTGTCAAGGACGCCTTGCTATGTGGTAAAAAGGTCTATGTGAGGGGCTTCGGCACCTTCGAGATCGTCGAACGGACCCACCGGCCAACACCCAATAACATCCTCCTCAACGATGCCCATGGCCGTCCTGCGGCCTATTCCCCCACTCAGCTCTATTACAAACCCCGTCGAGTTGTGATCTTCCGGCCGTCAGTCCCGCTCTTGGCTATGCTCAACCTTGACACGCCCAGTTCTCAGGAGCGCCGCTCCCAGCGCAGCTGGGCCATCTCGGAGCCCTCATGAGGATTACCCATCCAGATCTAGCGCCCTACACCGTTGATGATTATGACTTTACCTTCGCCAGCGGTATCGTCATCCCGTTCTCTGTTGTGAAGGATCTTGGTGACACTGTAGACTTTGATAGTTCTCCTCTCGCAGTGAAGTTCCACTTCGCAGCAAAACCATCACAGATGGACACCGAAGCAAGTACCCAACCAGAAGACACCACTATCCTGATGAATCACGTCATCATGATTTCCCATCGGACCCGCACCATCACCCCTCCCACGCATGAACAGCGTGACCTCTTCAAGCAAACCCTCCACGCTCTGGGCAAATCCGTCCAGTAATCTCCCGTCCGGTTTGGGGTACGTCATCCCCTAGTCGGCTCCCACCGTCAAAAGGAACTCAAGCATGTCAGAAATCAATCCCATGGAAGAAGTCATCGAAGACGCCGTCAACGACTCGCTCGACACCACACCCGTAGATACATCAACCGATGTCGTTGATACGACCTCCGAGCTGTCAGCCGACTCAACCGACAGTACCATCACTGATAGTACTGATGTCCAGGATCCCCTCGCCGATCCCGCCGCTGTGCAGGACGACTTTGAGAAGGAGTGGGGCATCCCTGCCCGCTCGATTACCGGCCGTGAGAATCGTGTTCCCCATGCCCGCGTCAAGACGATGGTCACGAAGGCTGAGCAGAAGGGCTATGACAAGGCCAAAAAGGAACTTGACAGTCAGTACACGCCCAAGGTCACTGAGTACGAAGCCAAGGTCAAGGACTACGAAGGCCGACTCGGCAAGGTAGCCCAGTTCGAGCAGGTCCTCGAAAATGACCCCAGGACGTTCCTTCAGCTCCTCTCGCAGATTCCCGCCTACAAGGAATTCTTCGACTATGTAGGAAAGCTGGCACAGGGCCAGGGTGGCCAGCAGCCCCAAGCAGCTGAACAGCCCTACCTCGACAGTTCAACCATGCCCCAGCCAGACCAGATCCTCTCTGACGGCTCAAAGGTCTACTCTCTTGAAGGCCTCGCCAAGCGTGACGAATGGCTCGCCAAGCAGATCGAAGGCAAAGTAGTTCAGCAGGCTGAAGACCGCATGACCAAGCGCTATGCTCCCATGGAGCAGGAATGGCAGAATCAGCAGCGCACTGCCCAGTTGGTCCCAGTCATCGAACGGCAGATCGCTGAAGCCCGGACATGGCCCAACTTCCAGGAACTTGAGCCTACAATCGTTCAGAAGCTCAAGTCCGACCCCCAGATGACCCTCGACCGGGCCTATGTCCTCTCGTATCAGGAGCAGGTCGTCCCGAAGGTCTCAGCAGACAGAAATAAGATCCGAACTGAGCTGCTGGCGGAACTCAGACAGAAGCCAGTCTCCAGCTCTGCCCCTGCCTCGCAGGTCCGCCCATCTGCCCCATCGACCGGCCCACGCACTATGGAGCAGATCATCCAGGACTCCCTGAAGGAAGCTGGACTGAGCGGGAGCTAAAATAGTACTTGACATCTAGCACAAAGTGTGCTACACTGGTAGAGGTAGGTAAAACTACCTCGCCCGCTAACGCGGGCTCAGAACGCCCTACAGGCGTTCGCTCAAATTCCTAGGCTAAGGGGGGTCGGCACTGACCCCCTCGCCTTAGTATCCCAAGCTGCCCCGCTCCTTAGGTTAGGGACGCAGACAATTTTATCGGCTCGCAAGCCCGTAACCTTGCCTAAACCCATAACAACAGGAGGGGCATATGCCTCTAACTATTTCCCAGATTTCTGCGGTTTCATACCCAGCAGTCCTGTCGGAGATGCGGAAGGCCCATAATAACTGGGCTTCCAATGCCGCGGTTCGACATCTTGAAAAGGCTGGTTTTATCNAGCGCGTTGCCCTCGGCGCAACAATTGAGGTCCCGGTTGACTACCGCTCGAACCCTGATACAGCGGTTCTCGTAGGCGATCAGGACACTGCATCCCTCATCAAGACGGACGTCCT